CCCAGGTCCCGCCACGCGGTAGGGAGTTTCGTCGCGCCCCTATATTTTCTGGCCCGGGGCGCGGTGTTACCTGCATCATAAATTCATGAGAGGTGTGATTATGTGCTTATGGTAGTCGCGAGAAAATCTGTGATTGTCTACAGATATCGCGATAATCTGCTCAACTTGGTCTAGTTGTTGATCAGTTAGTAACACGGCGGGTGTCTTCTCAGCATTGAAGCGCTTGTTGTTTTCGGGGTTGAGCACAACGTTGTTGTTGTCGTACCAAGCCTCGTAGCGCCTGACCTCCTCCAAAGTGTAGTCGAAACTCATGGCTATTTCGACACGCACTAGGTCATAATCAATGCTTACCTTGTCTGTTGTTTTCGAGAACGCCTCTGCGTGGGAAGGGTTTATCTCGTTTAGCATTTCCATGCTGATGTGTCTATCCGGAGCCATGCGCATCAAAAATCCACCAATGTTGGAAAATAGTGGAAAATTTGGATACAGCACATTATACATGTAGCCTAAAGAGTGGTAATAGACTCCCATACAATGCTCAAATTTGGTCTTTCTAAATACGGGCAGATTCTGCATCAGTTTTCTAGGATCTTGAATATAATGGAAAGTGCCAGGGGTGATCTGGATGAACCGGCCAGAACAGTACTCAACGTCATGATAATCGGTCTTGATTTTAATCTTGGCGTCGAGACCCAACTCCGCAAAGGTATCAACGAAGTTGGCCCCTAATGGGACACGGATCAGGTTGTCGTCACCATCGCAAATGAAATTGCGTGTGCCGAGCTTGTTAACCAGCTCAGCATATCTGCAGGCGACCCACGTGATGGCGGTGTTAAAACACCCCGTGTCAGCCTCTCCGGTACAACGGACGCCAAATATTATGAAGAAAACTTCATGTAAGGTGTAACCCTGGATCTTTAACTTGGCGACCCATAATTTGATTGTACGACCGAAAAGGCCCTCCTCTATTAGTCCGAATATTATGGACAACTCGATGTTGGCGAGTAGTTCAAGTCGCTGAGTTGCCTCGAATTTACTGAAGTCAATCTCAGCGATTAGCGCACCAAAAACTTTGTCGAAGAACTGTTTACCTCGTTCTGCAAAGTTACGCCCTTTAGACGCCTCAGGCAATTCCTTCAAGGCTTCTTCAATAGCTTCTATGAGAGGGGCATAGGCTAGAAAAAACCGAGGATCTCGTCCCATAATCATCCGCGGTGGTTTGAGTTCATTATAGACCTCATTCTTGATGAAAGCCTTCACGCGGGAATGTTTTTCCAGATGGAATCCATTTTCAAGTATGTCACGCGCTGCGTCATTGTAACGCTTGCGTAATCGTCCACGCTTGCGAGCCAAAAGTTCCTTGAGAGGTTTAATCCCATGGAAGTTAGGCCTTAAAGCGGAG